TACGAGGTGCCAAAGATCGGATCTATAAATGGTTTAGCATTTCGTGGCAAGGCTGATGTGTTATGTGGAAAAAAGATCGTTGACATAAAAACAACAAGTGATATAGAACTCTGGGATAAAAAAAAACAATATGTAACAGGAAGTCCATACAAGCTACACTATGATGTTCAGGCTTTTATTTATTCAACCATATTTGACATTGATTACAAAAATTTTGTATTTTTAGTTATTGACAAAGCATCATTAGACATTGGTATATTTGAATGTAGTGAAGAATTTTATAATAGTGGTAGAGAAAAAACTTATGAAGCAATATCTAGGTATCAACAATTTTTCGTGGATGGTGCTGACATTGATAGTTACACACTAAGAGGTACATTATGATAGTAAATATAGAAGAAATAAAATACAACAATAAAAACCCAAGGGTTATTAAAGGCTACAAGTTTCAAAAATTAGTCAAAAGTATTAAAGACTTTCCTGAAATGCTAGAAAAAAGACCGATAGTTGTAGATGAAAATATGGTTGTACTAGGTGGTAATATGAGACTTCGTGCCTGTGTCGAAGCAGGATTTAAAAAAGTAAATATAATAAAAGCAGAGGGATGGACTGAAAAACAAAAAGAACAGTTTATAATTAAAGATAATAGTAGCTTTGGAGAATGGGACTGGGATATATTGGCAAATGAATGGGAGATCAAAGAGCTATCAGAATGGGGCTTGGATTTGCCAAAGATTTATTTTGATGAGGACAAAGAGCCAGACATTGACAAAGACATATTTGACCACGAACTTGATACATATATAAATGCCAAAATTAAACAGATTACCTTGTATTTTAACTCTGATGAATATGAACAAACAATAAAAGATCTTATACAAATAAGAGAAAAGGAAGAGCTTGAAGATAATACTCAGCTTATTTTATATTTAATAAAAATGTATAAAAATGAATTATAAAACTTTTTTAATGTATTATGATCGTTATGAAAATAATACAACCTCAAGAATGCTTGATTTTGAGCATACAATATTATGCCACGAAAATGCCGACAAATTTAAAAACATTTCAAAAAAAGCTACTATAATAGAAACCAATTTACCAACTGGTATACAAAATAATTTTAATTATGCTTTAAGGACACTTGATTACGGTGAGTGGGCAATTTTTTTAAGTGATGATCTAATTGGTGGTAGAAAATTTAATGAAGAAAAATATGATTTTGTAGAATGCAGTGTTGATGTAGTGCTTAAAAACTTAACTGATACCATTGAAAAAGCAGATAAAATGGGTGTTGAATTTGTTGGTATGTCTTCTACTGGTAATGCCTTTTATGTAAAAAGCTCATACAGTTATTATGGGCTTGTTGACACAAGGTGTTGTGCTATTAAGAAAAGTGAATTTTTATTTCATCCAAATATCGGCTGTATCCCTGACTATTATTGTACTGCATATCATATGAAAAAAAATGGTAAGAATTTAATTTTAAACACTTTTTATTTAGATTTTGAAAGATACACAGATGGCGGTCTTGGTAGTATAGATAATAGGCTAGAACAAAAAATGCAAGAAATAAAAATAATGCAAAAATTATTTCCAGATAATGTTACTATAGTAGACAAACCAAACCACCCGAGAGGTAGTCACATAAGATTAACAAGATGAAAAGAATAGATGTAGAAAGAAAACCGATAGATAAAAAAAATTACATTAGAAGAACTGCACATTTGTCTGATGTATCAAGACACATAACAGAAGATGTAATTATATATCATCAAGACAAGCCGATACTATTATACAGAATACTACCAAAAAAGCCAACAGATGTTAGGTGGGCAGTAAAAAACATAAAGTATGGAACAAGTAAAAGAACTCACGGTTTAGTGAACACAAGCGCAGTATTCGGATATAACCCAAGACAAGAAAATAAAAGAGACTTTTGTAGTGCTAGTGCAATGGGAACAACACACCCTAAACAACATTATATAATAAGCAGATATGCCAAAGAAGTTGCAAAATTTTATCACGAGTTTTTTCCAAGAGTTTACAACGATCATAAAAACAAAGTAAAAGAAAAGGTAAAAAAACAATGGGTTATCAATGGTAGTGTATTTACAAGTGGCATCGTAAATAAAAATAATCAATTAAAATATCATTATGATAGTGGTAATTTTAAAAGTGTGTTTAGTAATATGATAGTTTTTAAAGGGGACGTGGATGGTGGTCATTTGGTTATACCAGAACTTGACATATCATTAGAGGTTGCTGATAATTCATTAACAATATTTGATGGGCAAGATTTACTCCACGGTGTGAGCCCTATTGAATACATACACGAACAAAGCTATAGGTATAGTATTGTTTATTATTCCTTGGAAAGAATGTGGCAGTGTATGACTGTTGATGAAGAAATAGCAAGAATACGATCAAAAAAAATGCAAAGAGAAATTAACAGAATAGATCCTGACCATTTGGATTCATTACGACAACGAAAAAGAGAAGCAAAAGATTATAAACAAAGCATTGAAAATGAAAATACTTAATTTATATTGTGGCATAGGTGGCAATAGAAAACTGTGGGGAAACAAATATAATATAACTGCAATTGAAAATATAGAAAAAATTGCTGATGTTTATAAAAATAGTTATCCTCAAGATACTGTTATAGTTACTGATGCACACGAATATTTGTTAGACCATTACAAAGAGTTTGATTTTATATGGAGTTCCCCCCCCTGCCCAACACACTCTACTACAAACTATTTTACTCAACATATAAGAAAAAGACCAGTTTATCCTTCAATGAAATTATACGAAGAAATAATTTTTTTAAAACATTTTTTTAAAGGCAAATATTGTGTAGAGAACGTAAAGAGTTATTATGATCCATTGATACCACCACAACATATTGGTAGGCATTATTTATGGGCAAACTTTAAAATACCTAAAATTAAAATGCCAAAAATTGACATAGGCAAAATGTGTGGTAAAAATCAAACTGCAAGTAAAAAACCATTAACCGAAAGAAATGCAGTAAACTCAAATTTAGGATTACACATTTTAGATTGTGCATTAGAAATAATCAAACATAAAAAGAGAAAACAGACAGAATTATTTTAAAAAAATGAACAAAAGTGAACACATAAAAAAAGGATTAATTGAAGCATTGGAAAAATCTTTAGGTATTGTTACAACTGCTTGTAAACAAGTTGGTGTCGGCAGAACTACTTTTTATAATTACTACAATGATGATAAAGAATTTAAAGCATCAGTTGATGATATTTCAAATATGAGTTTAGATTTCGCTGAAAGCAAACTACTAGAACAAATAAAAGATGGATCAACTGCTGCCACCATATTCTATCTGAAAACAAAAGGAAAGAAAAGAGGATATGTTGAAAGGCAAGAGATTACAGGTGCAAGTGGCATACCTACTGATGTCAAAATAGAAATTGTAGAGAATGCAAATAGATCTGAAAACTAATGTAGTATTCAAGCATCTTGTTGAAACAGAAAAAAAAATAATAGTAAACCAAGGTGGAACCAGATCAGGTAAAACTTATAATATTATTTTATTTATTATCTTTTATTATTGCTTACGAAATAATAAAAAGGTTATTACTATTTGTCGCAAAACCTTTCCTGCACTTCGTGCAACAGTTCTCAGAGATTTTATTACTATTTTAAAAAAGTATGAATTATACCGAGAAGAAAATCATAACAAGTCAAGCAGTGAGTATTCTTTGTTTGGTAATCTTGTTGAGTTTATTAGCCTTGATCAGCCTGTTAAAGTTAGAGGAAGAAAACGAAACCTATTATTTATCAATGAAGCAAACGAGCTATACTTTGAAGACTGGCAACAATTATTATTTAGAACAAGCGAAAAGATAATACTTGACTACAACCCAAGCGAGGAGTACCATTGGATCTACGATAAAATTATACCAAGAGAAGATACAAGCTTTTTAAAAACCAATTATTTAGATAATCCATTTTTAGAAAAAACATTGGTAGATGAGATCGAAAGATTAAAATATACTGATGAGCAATACTGGCAAATATATGGGCTAGGAGAAAAAGGGGTTAGCAAGGCTACTATATTTAATTATGTAGAATACAATATAATACCAAACGATGCAGAATTTGTTGCCCTTGGTATGGACTTCGGCTTTACAAACGATCCTACTGCAATGGTAAAGGTTTACAAAAAAGATACTGATTTGTATATTGAAGAAATGCTATACAGAACAATGATGACTACGCACGATATTCATAAGTTTTTAAAAAACAATATAATTAATCAAGTGATTTATGCTGATAGTAGTGAGCCAAGAATAATAGAAGAATTAAGAAGAATGGGCTGGAGTATTCGTCCAAGCTTAAAAGGTAGAGATTCTGTAAATGCAGGTATTGATCTTTTAAAAAGATTTAAGATACATATTCACAAAGATAGTGCCAACGCAATACAAGAGTTTAGGAATTATAAATGGAAAGAGGATAGGTCAGGAAAACTGACAAACACACCAGAAGATAATAACAACCACTTGTGCGATGCAGTTCGGTATGCTACTTATTCTATATTAAGTAAACCAAACTTTGGAAAATATGCAATAAGATAAATTTGGAAGTTTGCTAAATATTTATTATTTTTATTGTAAATAAACATAAAATGAAAAATCAATTTGAAATAAATGGTTACAATATTGACTACTATCTTCGTGGCAAATACGTTGGATCAATTAAGATAAATAGTCCTGATCGTGATGTGATGGGGTATATGGGGCGTATGGCTCACATAGCTGATTCTGATATATATATTAAAAACAGAAAGTATAAAAAGGGTACACAATTCGTAACAGAGTGCGTTCCTTTGTGTGGTAAATTTATCGGCACAAAAAAAGAAAAAATAAATGCAATGTTAAATAGTAGGGTAGGATATGGAGAGCTTTAATAAATACAAATTCCTAGAAGAATTAAAGGAAGATTTACGAGATGAGTTTAACACAAGTGGTAAATATCCCGAGCCATCAGAAGATGACATAGAAGATTATGTTATTCAATATGTTAGCAACCAAACTATTTATTATTATGACTGCTGGAGAATATGCCTTGAATTTCAGCCAAATGATTTCGAGAACCCATCAACAGGCGAGAAAGCTAAAAACATATCACAGTTGGCTTTTGGTTGTCTGTTCGATTATGTGATGCAAGATGTGCAAAACTTTAATGAAACAAAAGAAAAAAAGTTACCAGCTAATGATGCAACATAAAAAGCTACTTAAAATATACAACGAATTATCAAATGAAGATTTAATAAATTTATTTGAAATGGCTAGTGATAGGATCTTTGTATGGAACCCAAATGATAAAACTTGTTACGAGCTAGATATAGATGTGCCCTGTTGTTTTAATGGCACAAAAATACAGATCAACATAGCAGAAAATGGTATAATATTAGAACCAATAGTAAACAATGAAAGACTTTAGTGCAATAATCAAAAAGCTATTATTTGGCGAAACTCCACAAACTTGGATTTGCATACCAAAATATATGACCAAAAAAAATAAAAGAATATTTATAAAAAACACATTAGAATTTTTAGAAAAAAACGTAATAATAAAAAATAAGTAATGAAAAATAAATTATATTATCACCCAATAAAAAAAGAGTTTGTAAATAAAGAAAAATATTTTAAATTTATAATGAGCAAGGATTATCCTAGCAAACCATATAGCGAGAAGATGAAGTAAGATTTTAATTTTTAGTTAGTTGTTTTGAAGGGTTGGTTTTATACTGACCCTTTTTTTTTAAAATAAAGTATTAATTTTGTTATATAATTATGAAGTTGAAAATTCAAATACCTACACAATTAAGTGAAATCAATTTGGATCAATACCAGAAGTATCTTAAAGCTATTGATGAAACCGAAAGCGAATACAAGCTTGGTAGTAAAATGATAGAAATTTTTTGCAACATTGATCACGCAGACATATACAAGTTTAGAGTGTCGCACATAGCAAGTGTTAGTAAAACATTAGAAAAAGTTTTCAAACAAGAAACCCCTACATTGATAAAGCATTTTCAAATAAACAATATTGAGTATGGTTTTATACCAAACCTTGATGAAATGACATTTGGGGAGTATGTTGATCTAGACAATTCTATAAAAGACTGGCAAGAAATGCACAAAGCTATGAATGTATTATTTAGACCAGTAGTGCAAAAATATAGTGATAGATATTTGATAGAAAAATATAAGCCTGAAAATAACAATCTGCTTAAAAAAATACCAATGGATGTGTGTTTTAGCACCATCGTTTTTTTTTACAATTTAGGGAACGAGTTGAGCAAAACTATGCTGGATTATTTGAAACCACAGGAGATACAACAACTTCAACAGTTGGAAACTTTGCAACCAAATGGGGTTGGTATCAATCAATTTTTGCACTCGCTAAAGGAGATGTTAGACACTTCGAAGATATTACTAAATTAAATTTTCATCAATGTTTGACTGCTTTAGAATTTATGAAAGAAAAAACAGAAATAGAACAAAAACAAATAAAAAAAAGTTTTAAATGAGCAATCAAGGTGTAAGAGGTTTTTATCAAATAACAACTACAATTAAAGATAATTTATTAAATGATGAAAACGTGAATACAGTTACAACAGGAGATATTACTAAAATTGATTTATCAAAGCAAACCATATACCCTTTATCTCATATTCTTGTAAATAATGTTTCACAGGAAGATCAAGTGTTGAGGTTTAACATAAGTGTTTTTTGTATGGATATAGTTGATGTGAGCAAAGATGAAACAACTGATACTTTTGTAGGCAATAATAATGAACACGATGTTTTAAACACACAGTTAGCAGTAATTAATAAATTAATTGAAACATTACGAAGTGGTACACTTTATCAAAGTAAATATCAACTTGATGGTGTTGTTAGTTGTGAGCCTTTTTATGATCGGTTTGAAAATGAAGTGGCAGGTTGGGTAGGCACAATGGATATATTAATTGATAATGACATAAATATTTGTTAATGGATTTGAAAGAGGTAAACAGGTTGCTAAATAATTTTGGAAAAAATGTAGTGTTTGAAGCAAAAGCAAATGCACCAAGAGAAAAGGTGTCTGGGAAATTAAGAGATAGCTTGTATTATCTTTATTCTTTTGATAGCAAAGGTGCGCAGATAGCATTTTATATGGAAGAATATGGTAAGTATCAAGATTTGGGTGTAAAAGGAACGCAAAGTGGAGAAAGTGTTGGTAAAAAATTTTATGGCAACGAACAAAGAGAATATAAATACACAACCAAAATGCCACCACCAAATAAATTAGATCGTTTTGTTGTACGCAAAGGATTAGCACCAAGAGATGAAAGGGGAAGATTTACAGGCAGATCGTTAAAAACAGTTGGGTTTCAAAAGTCAATAACTTTTTTAATTGCAAGATCAATATTCGGAAAAGGCATAAAGCCAACTTTATTTTTTACTAAACCTTTTTTAAAATACTATAAAGATTTACCACAACAATTAGCAGAAGCATTTGGTGATGACTTTGAAGTATCAACTAGAAAAATTATAAACAATTAATGGCAATAGAAAAAATTAATATAAACAGTCCTGTATATTTAAAAATAGAAAATTCAGCAGGTTTAACAAGTTGTAATTTAACACTTGCAATATATAGTGGTGCTTTTCAATCAAGCCCAAGTACAACTTATGAGCTTGTAAAAAACGAAGTTGCAAATAACAACTATGTTATATTTGAGATAGGAGAACTTATTAAAGACTATATTTCGTATAGTTTTAGTGGTACGTTTGGTAGTAATGGTGT